GGTAACCAACAAGGTATGGATATCTACACGATACCCCAACCTGTACCTGTAGACATTAATTACAGCGTTAAAATTATTTGTAATAGAATGAGAGAACTTAACCAACTGAATAAAGTGGTTATGCAAAAATTCTCATCAAGACAAGCCTATACCTTTATTAAAGGTCAATACGTTCCAATCATAATGAGTAATGTTTCTGATGAATCACAAATGAGTTTAGATTCAAGAAAGTATTATGTTCAAAGTTATGACTTCACAATGTTAGGTTACTTAATTGACGAAGAGGAGTTTGAAGTTAAACCAGCAATTGCTCGAGTTGCTCAGATAATGGAACTTGATACTTCAACATTAAGTAGAAGACGTGATAGAAACTTATTAAGTGTTAATGAATTTTTATCAAACTTTTTATATGTTGTTGGTAATACAAGTTTAAGTGATGTAGTTCCTTACACCGCGAACTTAACTTGGGCCGATTCCACAAACGTTGAGTCTTACGATGTTTATATTAACGAAGATTTTTATGGTACCGACGTTCAGAAAATTCAAATAACAACAAACGATGTATTAAGGATTGATATTGTTAAAACTGACGACACTCAAGAATCAAATATTAAGTTTGATAATATCTTGGTTTAATCTTCTCCGTAGATATCTTTCTTTTCTTTACACTTGTCGAGTATCAAATTTTCCAAAAATTTATAAATCTTCATTCCACGTTTCTCACAGTACTTTTTTAGTATTTCGTGTACCTCAGGGTCTATTTTAATGTTCTTGATTTCTTTCTTTGTTTTCATAGGTAGAAAAAAGGTAGAATTTATTCATACCGTTTACAAATACATATTGGAAAGTCAAGTTTTTTGTGGTAGTAATGAATATTTATCAATAAAATAAATCTGCAATAGAATTAATTAAATAATGGCAACAGCACAAGCAAATCAAAAAGTTTTTGTATCACCTGGAGTATACACGTCTGAAACGGACTTATCTTTCGTAGCACAGAGTGTGGGGGTTACAACCTTAGGGTTAGTAGGGGAAACACTTAAAGGTCCTGCCTTTGAACCTGTTTTTATAACTAACTACGACGAGTTCCAAGCATACTTTGGAGGAACCGAACCAACTAAATTTATCAATACACAAATTCCAAAATACGAAGCGGCCTATATCGCTAAGTCATATTTACAACAATCTAACCAATTGTTTGTGACAAGAGTGTTAGGTTTGTCGGGATATGATGCGGGTCCATCTTGGAGTATTAGAGTTACTGCCAATGTTGACCCACTAACTATTGGTCTTATTGCACCAACAGGTGGAACAGTGTTTACTGCAACATTTACAGGAGCATCTTCAGCGAGTACAGTATCGTTTGTTACTGCATTACCAACGGATATCCAAAACAATTTAAACGTAGAATATAGATTATCTGATGGTAGTACTTCTACTTACCAACAAGATTTCAATGCTAACTTAAGTGAAATTATTGACGACACAACTTTATCTGCAACGACAGTCGCTTTCTATGGTTCAATACCTTCACCTGATTATTGGAATTTAGTAAGTCAGTATTCTAACCAACTTAACGTATTTGGTTCTGAAAGTAATAACTTAGACACTAACGATTTAAGTTCAGATGCTAACGACCCTTGGTATTATGCAACATTCACTAATGACCCTGATTTAGGAAATGATTATGAAGGTTATTCGTTCTACTATAATGTATCTTCATTAACTAATAATAATGACGGTACTTTCACAGGTCAGATAACAGGTGAAGTTTTTAGTTTCACAGGAACTGCTTATAGCGAATACAACAACATGGTTGTTGCTACATTACGTTCAAGAGGTATCTCATTATATTCTACAAACGCAGAACTTAATCAACACGGACCTGTTTATGAGGTTGGTATTAATTATACAACTGGAGCTTTTGAACCAAACAATGTTCAATTAATTGCAACAGGTCAATATTCAGGGGTGACTAATTTACCTTATGAAGGTTTCTTACTTTCAGGTGTTACTAAAGACGGTGATAGTTTCTCATTTGAAACATCTCTATCTGCTGCTTCTCCTAAGTATTTAACTAAAGTATTAGGTATTGATAACTTTGGTAAGGCAAGAAACGAAGTTCCTGTATTTGTTGAGGAGATTTATCCTGGTTCTTTGAATTATGCTTACAACCAAGGATATATTAAAGGTATTAATCCTGAGTTAGTAGCGTTAGATGATGCTAGAAGTCAAAACACTCAGTCAATCGCTTATAAAGTTGAAAAATATCAATCACCTGAAACTCCGTTCTTAGTATCTGAGTTAAGAGGTAATAAAGTATTCAGATTATTTAAATTCATCTCAATATCTGACGGTGATGCGGCTAACGTTGAAATCAAAATTTCAATCGCTAACCTATCATTTAATAACATGACATTTGATGTGTTAGTAAGAAACTTCTTTGATACAGATTCAAACCCTGTAGTTATCGAAAAATTCACTAACTGTAATATGGACCCTAACTCTAACAACTTCGTTGCTAAGAAAATTGGTTCATCAAACGGTGAATACGCATTAATCTCTAAATTTATAATGGTTGAATTATCTGATGAGGCTCCTATCGACGCAATTCCTTGTGGATTCTACGGATACACTCAAAGAGAATATGAGTCAACTGCGAATATTTCACCAGTACCTAAATTTAAAACTAAATATTATTTCCCAGGTGAGGTTGTTTTAAACCCTCCATTTGGAACAAGTGCAAATGCAACTGAATCTGCGGGTGATATTGTAAGAAGAGCTTACTTAGGATTCTCAAGTCAATTTGGTATTGATGAATCATTCTTAACTTATAAAGGTAGACAAAATCCATCAAATTGGGTTGGTTCAGCATTACCTATCGACGGTCTTGCTTGGAATTACTTAAGTAAAGGATTCCATATGGACTCAGGTGCAACTGTGGTTACAATCGCAAACTCTTTCCAAACAAGTGGTCAAACTGCTTTTGAATGTGGAGTTGCTGATTTTAGAACAGACCCTGAAAGTCAAGAAAACCCTTACTACTTCATCTACTCAAGAAAATATACATTATGTTTTGCTGGAGGATTTGACGGATGGGATGTTTATAGAGAGTTTAGAACTAACCAAGACAGATTCCAATTAGGTTCTAACGGTTACTTAGCAGGTACATCACCTTCATCAAGATACCCAACGGCAAACGGTGAAGGATTATTCAAGAGAATTATTGTACAAAACAATACTCAGGATTTTGCAAACACTGATTACTACGCATACTTACTTGGTATCTTAACATTCTCTAACCCTGAAGCTACAAACATTAACGTGTTTGCAACTACAGCAATCGATTATTTTAACAACTCAAACTTAGTTGAGGAAGCAATTGAAATGGTACAGTTCCAAAGAGCTGACTCTGTTTACATTGCAACAACTCCTGACTACTTAATGTATACACCAGATGGTACAAATCCTCAAGATATCATCTACCCACAAGAGGCGGTTGATAACTTAGATAACACAGGAATTGACTCTAACTACACGGCAACCTACTACCCATGGATTTTAGTAAGAGATACTGTAAACAATACACAAATCTACTTACCTCCAACAGGTGAAGTTTGTAGAAACTTAGCGTTAACAGATAACATTGCATTCCCATGGTTCGCATCAGCGGGTTACACAAGAGGTCTTGTGAACTCAATTAAGGCGAGAACTAAGTTGACTCAAGAAGATAGAGACACATTATACCAAGGTAGAATTAACCCTATCGCAACCTTCTCTGATGTAGGAACTGTAATTTGGGGTAACAAAACGTTACAAGTTGCTGACACAGCACTTAACAGATTGAACGTAAGAAGATTATTACTTCAAGCTCGTAAGTTGATTTCAGCGGTAGCGGTAAGATTATTGTTCGAACAAAACGACCAAATCGTTAGACAACAATTCTTAGACAGTGTTAACCCAATCTTAGATTCAATTAGAAGAGACAGAGGTTTATACGACTTCCGTGTAACAGTTTCTTCAACACCTGAAGACTTAGACAGAAACACATTAGTAGGTAAAATCTACTTAAAACCGACGAAAGCGTTAGAATTTATTGACATAGAATTCTTCATTACTCCGACAGGAGCTTCGTTCGAGAATATTTAATAACAACGGGGGGAATAAACTCCCCCCTTTAGCCAAATGAGAAAAAAATTAACAGAAGGATTTAAAGGTGAAGGTACACCA